AGATGCAGAAGATCCTTTTAATACCGATGCCGCAGCGGAAACACTAGCATTTGCCGTTATTGATGCACTTCCAAACTCAAGGATTGCATCGCCTTCAGCGTAGCCGTATTCCCAATAGTCATAGACAACGTATTGAAGGCTCATTATTTAATCAAACCCCTAATGCTACTTTAATCTCATCAGGTGTTGCGGCTGCGTCAATCTCTGCCTGAATAGCGGCATACTTATCGCGGATTACTTGGCGCTCTGCTTCTGCGGCTTGCGCGTCCTTGCCGGGTATCTGCTTCATAATCACCGTATCTAACGGAGCAAATTCTTTCTCACGATTAACCCGACGAATCTCATGGCCGATAGCTTTGGCTTTATCAATATTTACAGTAATCATTGCACTACCTCTTGGAATTCATTGCTCTCAGCACCTAAACCATCAGGTTCTACAATATCTGCTTCCCAAGCATCGCGGAAGGTGCGGTCTGCTGGCATATCACTAGCATTGATAATCTTATACGGCAATCCAGCAGGTACGTCCTTGGCTGCGATTTCTTCGATGGTGTGCATGGCAAGACACTCGGGTGCAGGAATCAAGATCGCCACACCGCCTTCTGGTTTTTCGTAGATGATTCTTTGATTCATGATTACCTTTTAGCGGAAGATTGCAACATTAATTTCTGCCATATCTACAAGCACTGAAGATGCTGTACCACCTACAAGGAATTGGCAAGCTGATGTGGTTTTATTAGTAGCCCCACCAGCATCCGTACCTTTCACAACAATAGTTCTTGTTGTGTTTAATATTGTTGAACTAGTCACTTGCCCGACTGTGGAATAATTCGCATCTGGCATCGCAGTCGCAAAGTTCACCGTATAGTCGCCCGCAGCATTATCCGCAACGCTTGATACGTTCCCGCTGGCTCTAATAGTACTGCGTACCAAAGTTACGTTACCGCTTGTTGTCCTTGATGCCTGAGTAACGGTAAATGTGTTTACGTCAGTCACAGTAACCGTATACACACCATCAACCGCAGTGCCAGAAGTAATGTCTAAATAGACGATATTTCCAGTAATTAAACCATGTGCTGTAGCGGTAACAGTAACGACTGTGCCGGTTTGTGAATATGTACCCGTCAAGTTGCTGGTAGCAGTACCATTAAAGTTCACCCATGCACGGCAACCGTAGGCAGTAGCAACAGAGCCGTAGCCGGAGTTAAAGCGCAAATCACCTGTGGATGTAAGGCGCATCCGCTCCGTAGGCGTACTCGCACCATCAGCAGTCGTACTGAACACCAACCTGCCGGGCATATCGTTTGTGCCGGGAGTTCCGTCTACCTGACCAAATATTGCTGCGCCGGGAATGAAATTTGTCGCATCATCACCATTAAATTGAATTGCCCCAAGACTGTCACCACTTAGGACAACACCTTGCGCTCCTATTGTTCCCGATCTTGATTTTGAAAGATATATTGCTGGAGGGCTGTTAGCTGATGCCCAATTTGTCTGTGCAAATCCTGCGGTTGAAAGTGATGCACCTTGTAATTGAATTTGCGGAGTTCTTACTGTTCCACCAAAGTCATAATAATTAGACAATGCAACGGTATATCCGTCAATTATTCTGCCATTTGCATCAACCACAAACGGCGTACTGTCTGGGTTCGTGCTGTCCTCAACCACCAGCGCATTACCTGTGCCTGTCTGCGTGATGCGGAGTGCGTTACTACTTGTATTGACAGAAACAACTGCGGAATTATTTGCAGTCAAATCAGTAAACGTACCGGCAGCAGGTGTTGTTGCCCCTACCGTTGTACCGTTAATCGTACCGCCAGCAATAGTTGCAGACGTAATCGTTAATGCAGCAGCAGTGTTTCCTGATTGCAGCTTATCTGTGTTTAGGTTCGTAAAGTTTGCGTCCACCTCATTGTGGGTTAGCGCACTACCTTTACCAGCCCTTGTTACGATAGTGGACATTTATATTCCTTATGCCAAAGTCACAGACAGCGAACCAATAGCAATCTTAAAGATGTCTCCATTATCAATCGTCTTAGATGTATCCAGAGCAGTGTGATAAAGCAAGTTGCCACTGGTTAGTGCATCTTCAATACCAATCCAGCCTACAGTCCCCCATGAGGCTGTAGCTTGTGGAAACTCAATGGCAGCACTGTTTGTACTAACGCCATTACTGGGAGCGCCAAAAGTAACAGACTGACGAGCATAAGAACCGCCAGAGACTTCTGTGCCGGTATCAGCATCAGTAGGATCAGATGTATAAAGACCGACATAAACAGTAGTCGGGGCAGTGTAAGTCGTACCCCGCAAAGTACCGTTAATCAGAGCGTTTTCCAGATAATTCGACATTTCTGCCATGATTTACCTCACGTTATAAGACATTGCCATAGGCTGACCGCTGTACTCACTAGACTGGTCAGCATTAGATATAGAAGTGATAGAACGGTCATACAATGCGCCCCAGACCTGCAATCTCGCATCGTTCATCAGGTACGGTTCAGCCTCTCCCAAAGCCCCGTACAGCAGCGCATCAGGGCAGTTAGCCAAGAAGACATTGCTTGCATTGGTGTCACTCAACAGAGGAGGCTTGGCGTAGTACAGCATCTGAGCCTGATAAGCCGTATCAGGGATAGGCGCAAACTGAATCTCTGAAGCCAAGACCGTGTAAGTACGTGGGATACCAGACTCAGTAGCCCGTGTGCTTTGATAGAAGGTATTAGGAGACTCATACGATACCGAGCTAATCGGGTTCGTATTAAAGTGGATGTCCCGCATCTCAAGGAAGTCGGTAGGCAGTCCCACCGTGGGATCTCCACCCGTAGTATTAGCCGTAGCCACCACCAGCATCTGACGGATTCTCAGGTCTCTACGCAACCGTTCCTCAGCCAGACGGATAAAGTCAGGGATTACTGAGTTCAGATCGCTACGAGCTAGGTAGCTGGCTATCGTAGTCTTTAGTTCACTATAGCTCGTCAAGGCCATGACTATTTCCCGTTGTTATGCGCCTCAATAGCGCCTTCTTCTACATCTTCCCATCGATACTCGTAAGTACCAATGTGACCGATATGCTTGGAAAGGCTGTGATCTACATGAGTCTGGAACCCGGCATCCAAGGCTTTGATGCAAAAATGCACATCCTCGCCAATAATGCCCTTAGATCCCCAACCCACATCAAACCAAGGCTTAGGCACTTTCTCAAACACTTCCTTGCGAATCATCACCACACCAAAACCAACCGCTGTAACAGGCTCTATACCTTCCTTGCCCATCGAATCAACCTTGTGCCAAGCGTGACGGATAATCTTGCCCTCGTCATCCTTCTCAATCTCAAGGTTCAAAGCAGTCGGTAGCGTAGGCTTACGTCTCGTTACCGCATTGACCCCAACTATCGGAACCTCACGACTTAACAAAATGTCAATCGTGTCACTAGGAAACCGCATATCTGAGTCAATAAACAGAACCGCATCGCATCCCTCTTTGAGAGCAGCATCTACTAGCTTCTCCCTCTGATCGAATATCAGCGTTCCTGCCATCGTGTACAGCTTTAGGCCGTTGCCATCTTGAGAACACCTATGCTTAGAATCTCTGCCGACCATCTTGGCAAAGTCAAAGGCAAAAGAGGTGTGAACCTCATCCCGAGCTGGTACGCATACGCCTACAATCATTAGTTCCCCTTAGAGATAGTTCCACGATAAGTCTTCCAAGCTGCATTATCTGGATTATTAAGCCAACAAGCAAACGCTGCGTTATCAACAATAGCAAACCCTCGCATAATCCCCATCTTGTTCAAGTCATCAATGACCGTGAACGGGATTCTAGCTACATGGTGCAAATCGTTTAAATTCCCAGTCCTTTGCTTGTCAAACTCTAATTGAGCCTTGTTGGCCTCAATGATCTCAGATACATCTTGTTTAGTCTCAATGATGATACCGCCATCACCGTCTGCGTGTACTACCGTATCTCTAAAGTCCATAAGTCCTCGTAGAAAAGCCCCCAACCATAAGGTCAGGGGCTAGTTCTTTACAGTGCCATATTCAGGTCAGCAACGATACCGTGGGCGGCTTCGTTCTTAACCTCAAGAGTACACTCGACCAAGATCTGAGTCTTGTCAGAATCGCCAGCCTTAGCCAGTTCGTTAGTCATGAACGGACGCAGGTAAGCGATAGCTGCGTACTCAGGATCAAGGATCAGAGCATCGCGGGTACGCATGAAGCGGTTAGGAACCACCGACATATTGCCGAAGTCACTGACGTAGATGTCAGCAGCGCCGATAATTGTCGAAGGCTTTGCACCAGTGACGTTGAAGCGGGTAGCACCGATACCAGCGAAGCTAGATACCTTCTGCTTACCAGCAGCGCCAACCATCAGAACCGAAGGAGTACCGCCCGAAGTAAACACCTCAGCCACGACTTCTTTCAGCAGGGCTTCAGTGAAGGTACGGGTGTTACCGTCAGTACGGGTCGAAACACCGATAGTCGTAGGATCGCCACCGTTGGTCTGAGCCGACGAGTTGGTCTTAATCCATGACAGCAGCGAACCCATCTTACGAGCAGCAGAGTTAGTAGAACCAGCGTCACGGCCTTGGTTCGACAGCAGGATGGTTTCCAGATCGCGCTTGATCTCTTGCGAAGCCTTAGCCAGTTGATAAGCCTTTTCAGACTTACGACCAGCCTTGTTCACTGTGTCCAGAGTGCCGGAGACTTTGATAGTCTTTTGCAGAATCTGGGTGTAGTTACCAAGACGAACAGTCGGAGACAGGGTAGCGTCCGAAGCGTCAGCACCTTCAACAGCAGCGTTAGCGGTAGTAGCGGCTGCAAGGCTGTCGGTCTGCCACTCGTGGTAAACAGCCGTAGCTTTGGTCTTGCCAATCGAAGACATGAAAGGAGTCTCGGTAGGCGAGATGTTGTAGATAACATCGGTAAGGTCTTCACGCTGACCAACAGCGTCGTAAGCATTATAAATTGCCATGATGTAATTCCTTATAAGAATCGTTCAAATACACTTGCGGCATCTGCCACCCGACCGGATGACTTCGCTCGCGCTTTAAGTTTCTTCAGTTCCTCGCTATTACCGTCTCGTGGCTTAGAAACACCGGGCTTAATCGCCTTAGGAGCCTCTTGGACACGCTTATTAACAGAAGGCTTACTCGACTGTAGCTTGTCGTACTGCATAGCCTTAAACAGCGTCAGAACTGCTCGGGAATCGAACACATTAGCCAATTCCTCATCAGAGAATCCCATCTGCTTACCGTAAGTCCGAATATCCTTTCGGATTGATTCGCCCTTAGACGGGTCAGCAAACTCAGGTATCGCAGCGACCAGCTTCTCAGACTCAGCAGCAACCATTTGCCGCATCTGTTGTTGCCTGTCATATTCCTGCTGTTGCGAGATTCTCTCCCGTTCAGCACGAACCTGCGCTAACTGCTTCTCCTTCTGAGACATCTCAGCGACCTTCACGGCATAGCCAATCGGGTCAGTCTCTTTCAGGTAGTCCAGATCCTCTGCTTGTTGCGGCTGGTTTATCATCTGCTCGATGAGTTCCAACCTTTGCGCGTACTGATCGCGCATAGCCTTAGCTTCTTGAACCGCTTGGCGCTCGGCCTCAACCGCCTTACGTTCCTCAGCTACAGCTTGCGATTTCTTGG